TTTTTCTCCTTTTGATTTAAATTTGAATGGACGAGGCGTTATTTCCTCGTATAAAAATGTATATGCCATAGCGCTCTCGCTAGTGAATACGGAATGTGCTTTTACTGCAAGATCTTTACGGACATAGTCAATATGGTCAAATTCTAGAACCCAGTTTTGACCATCACGTTCAACTTTTACATTTTCGACGTCATGGAAAATCATAGGTTTTACACCGGGCCCACGTGGATAGATTCTAATATTTTTCATATATACCTCCTATTTCTTATTGGTTAGCCAGATAATGGCAAGGATGATCCATCCAACAGGTGGTGTGCAAAGTAGTACAAGAGTTCCGAGTGATTTTTTCATTTTAGTTTCCTCCAATAAATGATTTTAAGTTCTTTTTAAAATTTTGTTTCTTTTCACGAAGCAAACGAATACGTTTTTGAGTATTAGTCTCAGTTTCATATTCAGGCTTTTCCATTAAAGCATAGTAATATTTCTTATCGAGTTTGTTACGATTATTAAATTCATCAGGTAACATTACACCTCCATAGGCATAGGGAATTGGATTTTAAATCCTCCTCCACGAGCAGCTACAATACGTGCTCCTTCAAGTCCTTGTCCACCAGCATTAGTAGTCCAACCAAATGTCTGGTCGGTAAATTTAGCCGGTTGATCAGATAGTTCATAGAAATCCCCAACAGTCACAATACCATACGCATCCAAATTAGCTAACATTATGTTAAACACTTCCTGAGCGTCTTGACGCGTCTCGAAAATGATTTCTTCTACCTGATTAGATGCACGTCGATTACGTTTTGCATATGACTGTGTGTAGTCATTTCGATAGGCGTCCATTCGTGTAACATTTGTCACACCACGCCCCCAGTATCCTGAAGAATTTCTACGAGCATGGATATAGTCTGGTCCAAAAATAGCGCGCTGCACAGCTGTCATAGCCATATCAGCGATACCGTTTTGTAAACTAGGCACCACTACTTCGTGAAACATGTGAGACGACCACCCACGAAAGCCTTCTTCTCCGAAGAACACATTTCCTACCCATTTAGCAACCCCGGCTTTTTTCACACGCCCTTTTGCAACTGGTTGGACATGCTTGTCAAGGATCTCATTTGCCTCGTCCAATGGATTAATTTTTCTAGGTACTTTGTTGTAGTCTGTTTTTTGTTTTGTCATAGTTTCCTTCCTTCTATCTCTGCCATCCAACTAGCATTAGATGGATTCATACGTTTTGTTACACCATCGATGTAATATTGCTCACCTTTATATGACGCGACATCACGATAAACGTTAATTTCAGTGGCTAAGTCGGCCAATAGTACATCTCGCGGTCCATCCAATGGAATATAGAACATACATTCTCCACGATTAATACTATCGACCTTCACAGCGCCATAGTCTTCTAAACATAATGCCATAAATTATTTATTCCCGTTTGTCATTACTTGTATACCCCCATGAATATGTAAGAACGCCTGTCAAACAAGTAGGAATCATTGTTGACAGTAATAAGTCCAAATGAAAAATGTAATACAATAATGCGTAAAGCATTGTGTATATCACTAACGATATACCAGAAATGACCAATAGCCCAATAAAAGCTTTCACCGGGTTCCTCCTTTAAAATTTTTGATAAAAAAGAATACCGAGAGTAATTCTCAGTATTCTAGTGAAACTTAGTCTTCAGGGATTGTAAAATCACCTTCCAACACTTCGCCATTTTCAGCAGCTTCGTCAGATTTCTTAACGTGGTTGCTAATCACCTTAGCAGCAATTCCGCCAGCGGCTACAACACCAGTGATGATCAAGAGACGCTTAACAACTGGTCTAACGGCAACGATTGTTTGTACAATCTTGTCCTTAGTACTCAGTTCTTTAGCAACTTGAGTTTGTGGTGTGTCCTCAGCTTGTGTCACCAAGTTTTCAGCTACCTCGTTAAGTTCTTCCTTAACTTCTTCAATTTTTGAAACGTTTTCTGACATGATAATGTCCTCCTTTAGTTTTTATTTTGTTTCATTATAGGATATGTATTTTCTGCGAACTATCTACCATAATGAAGATCGCCATTACTATCTTCATATTCGTACCAGTGATCGCTGATATCTGGACCTTCTTGTAACTCTCTACCAGTGGCATTACACAACTCTTCGTTTCCGTTAGCAGTTATAAATGCCTTTGCGAAAATGTGGTCACTACCCGCATCCACAATACGTGGATATTTTGTTTTACTCATTTTTCTACCTCACAATCCTTCAATACATTCTGATAAAGTTGCATTTTCTTTAACAGGATTTAATCCTTTAGACTCACGAATAAGGTTAATTTGCCTAATACACTCATTGAATCGCACTCTACGCCACTTACGAATATCGAAATCCGCCATATTTGCAGCTGGCCGATAGTGTTCAAACATTGACTCAAAATCATAATATACCAAAGCAATACTTCGGTATAACGCTTGTATATGCAATTTTGGAGAATATGCTAACTCAATCATCTGCATCCTCCCGATGTAAATGAATTAGATAATGCGTATTTGGAATTTCAATTTCTAATTCCTTTTCACAATACTTGAATTGTTCTGCCAAATGATGCATGTCATCTTCTGACATTGTAATATGAATGTGGTGTTTCATTATTTAGGTAATCCTTTCCCATTATGTGTCTAAGTTGGTCTAGCGTTGACTCTGTATTAACATAGTATCTTTCATAAATAGTATCCACTATGTCAAAAAAATACAATAATTTATCTTTATCAATATCTTTTTGTCCCGTATATGGATCAAATGGTATAGTCTCACCTATTATAGAGATTTTATCGTCATAGTAAAATCCCTCGGCTAAACTAATTACAAGTTCATCAACCAATTCTCGTGTCTTTTTCCATAAATATAACTCACCATCGAGCATAACAACTTTATCAGGCACCATTAGTAAACTGAATATGTAGTTTTTATACTCATCCTCAAATTTAACCCTTCGCCATGCTTCCATAAGACGCTCAATATACCATTCGTCTATACCGAATATATCTTGTAATGGAAGTTTACGTATATTATCTATGACTGCATCATAAAAATCGTCTTTAGACAATATGAGGGTATATTGCCTTCCATATGTCATCTGTTCAGCCCTCACTATTTGTGTTATCGTCTAACACCTCTTGGTAGTATTTATTGAACTCCTGTTTGAGTTCTTGAGCGCTCATGTACGCTCTACGATTGTCCGGATTGTCTTCGATTTTAGTTGCTGTATGTATTATTAATTCATATAGCAGCTTGTAGTTCTCATGATCAATATCTGCGGATCCAAATACAGTATTGTAATATGATGTCTCTAGTAGTGCAATCAGAACATTACCAATGATCTTACGAGCAATTCTGAAGAAATACAAATCCATATCCAAAACATGCATATCATCTGGTATAGTCATAATGAATTGGAAATACTGTTTGTAATCCTCATTAGCTGGGACAACACCATTTGCATCTGGTTCGGTCCAAGCGGAAATGTATTTGTCAAGTTCGGCCTGAGGAATTAATAGAAAATCATCTAATGGCATTGCTCGTACCATATCGATAACCGTCTGTTTGAATTCTCCCGAAGTCTTGACAATTGGTCTATTGTGGGTCATCATTTACCTCCTTTATAAATTTTCATACATACTTACCATAATAAATAAGTAAATAAACAGAACAAATAGCATTAAACAAGCTGCTATCAAGCATCCTAGAAAGCCCATAGTAACTGTCAAATTAACAAGAAGTGCTAAACAGCATAACTCGATAGCTATAAAAATAAATGTCAAGGCAATCATCAAAAGTAAATCTGATAAATTGTAGTCAATTAATTCAACAAGCCTTTCTTTCATCGTTTACTCCTTGTGTAAAAGTTCTCAAAGAATCTTTTAAGCATGTCCATCTTAGAATCCAACTCATCATTACCATAACAATATAATGTTATGAAATATAGATTCTTCTTGTCATCAAACACAATAGGATCAATATCGATAATAAGGAAAGTGTCCGGATACTCATCCACAGCTTCTATAAAGTATTTTGTTTCCAGAAGCTCCACATTATTCCTAATAGTTCGATATCTTTCAATCGAATCTTTGATAATGTTAAGATTAGATGTCTCGATTCTTAAAATAAAAGCATTTTCGTCATTTGGACTTAGTTGTCCATTAACATTATAAATTGGTTCTCCCATTTTTATGGTTCCTCCTTATCAAAATAGTATTTTCTCACTATTTCTTTTGTCGTCATCTTTTCATTGTAAACACCATAACCAAATACTGTAAAAGTCCATCGGTCATCCCTAACATTATATGATAGAGGAGTAACTTCAGTGATTATGCCTGCTTTGAAAAAGTTTAGTTCGTCGCATAGCATCTCTGGTTCGATTTTATGAATCGAGTCTGACATAGCAGAATATCTTTTATAATCAGACATTGCCTGATCTTCATGCGTATACCTAATAAATACTTGGAATTTATTGTGACCAGGATATTTAACATGCTTTCTCACAATTCTTGCTGGTTCACACATTTATACCACCTCTAAAATACTTTCAAGTTTATATTGCGCATATGATTCAACAAAATCTTTCCTTGTATGCAAATTTTCGTCAGTATATAGTTGTATGTTGAATACATAGGTATTAGATACCTCAATATATGTAATCGGAGATACGTCAACAACAATATACTTTTCAGCGTCTAACTCATTACCTGAAAGTTTTAAAAAATCGCTTTGGCCCAAAATTCGAATATCGTTCATCATATCTGTGTAATAATCATGAAAATACTCTGTAGCAGATGGATCTTGAGAACAATAGTTTAAAACTTTTTCTTTCTTATTTAACATTTTTCTACCTCACAAAAAAAAGAAAGGGATAAGTTAATCCCTTTATTTGAAAAATTTATTTGAAATTACTGACCACATCTTAGATGATATGATATTGAATTGTTCGAAATTCAACACAGCAGCCATTCCGAGAATGTTCACAAGAGCTTGAAATAATTGCTCAGGTTTGACTTTGTACTTTTGCTGTTCATTCTTAACAGCGATAAGTTTAGCCAACTTGAGATTTAAATCTTGAACCTCTGCGTTATTCTCAGATAGTGCCATCTGAATTTTGATTTCTTCGATTTGCATATCTAAGCCGTCATATAATATTGCCATCATAATTTTTCTCATATGATTTACCTTCCTTTCATTATAACCAAGGGAATTCCTGCGGCGATGTAATCCTTCGAATAGGTTCGAATCTACATGGCGGTAGTTTGGGTGGTTCATTTAGAGGAATGAGTGTTAGCATAAAATCAGAACTCCCTTTATCAATGGGTTCTTCTATAGTTATAAATGTTAGAATATAAGGTTTACCCAAGAAATCTACAATCCGAAGTTCCTTCTTAAGAAAATTCTTTGGTAACATATAGTTCCAATAAAACGAACGGATTATTGGATTATCAACAAAATATAACTTAACCTTGTCTGGTTCTCTTGAAGAGAAATGCTCTACCGCATATGAGTTAACAAGAACAGAATATACTTTGTTATCTAATTTAATTATAAGTCTACCTATCATACCGATTCCTCTTCCTTATATATGGTCGTGACTTTCATAGGATAGTAATCTCTTGGCATAAAATCGACAGCGGTTACTATAATTTCATAAGTATTCCAAGTAAGTATTCTTCCGCGAATTGGTTGTTTATGCATATTATGCTTTTTAATATCCTCCGCAATAGCGCAGGCAAATTTAAAAGATATTACAGGATTAATTATGCAGTGGCCATATCCCGATTCCACGACCGATAAAGGAGTTTCCCTGATTGTGACAAAGCTTGGATTTAGAAAAGAATAAACTTTGTCGTTTATGTTTAAAATAGTACGTTCAATCATGTATAACCTCACATTCAATTTGCACACTAAAATCACTAAATAGTTCAATAGTAATATCGTTAACTTTCACATTTAAAGTAGGACCAACACCTATATAAATGACGCACTTGCATGGACTAAAATTACTATTAACGATATCGTTAAAGATCATAGATGCCATTTTATTTGATACACTAGGCATAATCAAAATATTCTTTACTGAATATATCAGAGAATTATCGGCGTATGTGGATAATGTATCGTCACGCATATATGGATTTAGAAACGAGTACACCCTATTGTTCATATGTAGTATAACTCTATTAATCATCGCCTAATTGCTCCCGAAGAATATCATTCTGATCTTGCAAAAACATTGATTCACCAAGCTTACCTTCTTCATCAATAGCAGCATTCAATTCACGGTTCATTTTTGTTTGTCTATGACCCATAAACAAATAGCATGCAGCAGAAAATAGTCCGGTAGCAATAATACCAATTGCGCCATAGATTTGTTCTTGGGTACGTCCGTCTACGCGTCCACGGTAATATGCTTCCTGCATATCTTTGTCTGCGAATTCAACTGTTTCAATTTCAAATAACTTTCTAAACATTTACACTACCTCACTAATTAATTCTTCAATAACTTTTAGAGTTACTTTAAGATCCAAAATTTCATTATACGTAAGTCTACGAGTGTAATACCCGTATCTAACGATAATTTTCCATAGGTTTGTCATTCCATAAACCACGGGCGCTATTTTTAATGATGCATCTAAATCACGAGCAGCATCTGCTTTATCTTGTAAATATACAAGTTTGTCGATGTCTTCTCGTAATGTTTCAATACTGCTTAAGCATGATTTTCTGAGAGATTTATTAAAAAATAACCAGGTTAAAAATGTTGGTCTATTCTTAATCCTATCATCATTAAGAATGTAATTCATTTCTTGCATCATCAATCTCCTTAAACATTCTTTGTAATTCTTCATCATTGTTCATTAAATTGAACGTTTCTCGAGTGTACTTTTTAGCAGCACGTTTAAAAAGCGCTCCCATAGCATATGTCCCAAGTAAAGCAAGAATGCCACTTAAAATTGCACCTTTCTTCAGATCATTTCCTACCATTTCAAGATTACCACAGTTAAGTAAATCTTCCCCATAGTGTTCTTCGATGTATTTAGATACTTCTAATTCTTTTTCCATAAAATCAACTTTAACTTCCAACATATTATTTACCTTCTTTCTTATTTTTAATTGCTACAACGAGTGCTCCAAGGATAACTCCTGTAATAACGCCTTCTTTTAAACCAAATTTTAAAACATGATTTTTAACCTGCTTAATAGGTGTTTTATCGTATAAAACTTTGATTGCTTTAATTGTGTATTTGTAGTCCATTAGACTAACCTCCTTATGTTTTAAAAAAGAAGAGGATAATTAAATCCTCTATCTGAATAATTTACCAACAAAGTTAAACACCCCCGCGATAACATTCACGAAGAGCATTCCAAACAATGCTTTAACAATATCAATGATAGTTTTCATTTTTATCCTCCTTTTAAAAACCTTCATTACGAAGTTTAGTTAATACCTTTTGAACAGTAATTAGTCGTCGTTTATGGTATTCGCTGTCTTCCGAAATATACCCTTGCTTTTCAAGCTTCTCTACGTAAGCTTCTTCAAGCACAGCATATAATGCAAGTGTGCGAAATCCAATTTCACGGATAATTCTTCTGAACATAAGTATGTCCTCCTATAATAAATATTCTTTCATTATAGGATATGTAAAAACTGCGTGTTATGGCAGTTTGTTGAATTTATAAGTTAAATATAGATATTTAATAAACTTCAAAATTCGATGATGAAGTTTATACTTACCAAATAGTTGTCCAAGAGTCATCATCTCACTGATTGTTTGTGCAAATTGATGGCGTGTATCATAGTCTTCGATAATTCTGTAACCTTCGAATTTAAGATGGTTTAAATCTTCCAATGTTCTATTAAAAGCATTAACCATATATTTATCACATCTAACAAATAAATAATAACGCCTCCAAGTTTCTCTTAATTGTTCTTTAAGTTCTTTGTAGTCCATGTTATTACCTCACTAATTCACAATTTCGGAGGTAGCTTTTGTCAATGAGATTTTTAAAATATCCTCCTGCAGTTGAACCATATCAAAAACTGTCATTTTATCCCATGTTTTAACATAATCTACTAAATCTTGTCTAGTATGAATGTCAGTTACGGTTCCTTGTAGAAAATTAGTAACAGTATTATCTTCTACACAAACAATACCTGCTGATGAAGTGCTATGCATAACCCTAAACAGAACAAAATATCCATTTGACAATGGATATATCCATGCTTTAACGCCGAATTTGTCGAATACGGGTAACGGATTTTGTCGGTTAATTTGTGTAGGTTTTCTATGAAAAGTAACACTGTCTCTATTTTTTACTCCATACACAGAGTTTGCCATCATTTTTGTAAAAGCATCTTTACTCATTTTATTATCTCCATTTCATATTTGCAATAGCATCTAATCGTGCCTTAACTTCTTGGTCGTGCGAAAATACGTAAATCATATCTTGAGCAACATCTTTGGCGAATTTTTGTAAGAAGTAATCCTTGACAAACTCGAGATCTTCTTTGATGGAGTATTCATCAAATTGAAAAATCTTGTCGTATTGAGTGATTAACAGTGTCGATGCAGCTTTATCTACAGGATCTGTTAGTCTAGGATAGTCCACAATAACTGCTTTTATAGCAATTGATATGCTAACGTCTTCTTGATTCCGAGCCGCGAAATCGGGCATTGTAATGAAATTAATTGGTGTAGTCATTTATTTTCCTCCTTTTTATCACATAAAATAGACACAATATCAACACACATGTATGCCGACACCAATAAAATAATAGCCATATTATATACCTCCTTTAATTTGGCTTAATCAAACCATCCATTATTGACTGACAATAAATGAGGATTCCTCCTTAAATAATTATTATGAATGGCTTGACTAAAACAAAAAAAGAAAGGATCCTAAGATCCAATCTATTTTCCTTTAAATGCACTGATTAATCCAGAACCAATAGCAAGTGCTCCTACAACTAGTGCTCCTTCGACAACACCCTGAGCAATAGACTTACCGGCAATTTCCAATATGCCGTCAGTATATTTAACCTCTAAAGGTGTGTCCTCAAAGTTCACAAGTCCCATAAAACCTTTGTTATTCATTTTGTTTCCCTCCAATGTTTTTCTTTCATTATACACCGTGTAATTTCTGCGAAATTTACAAATTTTTAAACAACCAATCGGTGTAAATCAATCTGAAATATCTTCGAATTCTGTAAATAAATGTATCTTTATACATAGTATGTAACAAGTATCGTAAAGATCTTAGAGCTCTGGTCATTTTATAATCTTGTTGCTCGGATATTAAACTCTCATCGAGTTCATCTACATACGATGTAATAAAATTTACACGCGAATGAACTTCGCGAACCATGTACCGATCAGAATACATAATTAGATAATATACAAGACTCCATCTTTGTTTAAGTTTATCTGTGAATTTCTCATAGTAATCATTGTTTGCCATAAAAACTCCTTTACTTAAGGACCCTATAGTCCTCTATAAGTTTATCAGGGAAATACTTGCCTCCATTATTGATATCCAACAATGGGATTTTCTCACCCTCGTCCAAAAGATCAGCAACTGTATGAGAATATGCTTTAATAGTTGCAAAGAACATAGGCGCATCTTTCTTCGAGATATATACCGTCTGCGCAGTATGACCTTTCTTAGGTTTTGGATTATGCAATCGGATACCCTCAAAATAACTCTTGTCCGGGTCAATAAATCCAGACATAATTACAGGTACGTCATTACATACCAAATTCACATACACTACATACTCTTCGAGTTTCTCATCAAAATATGCGTGTATATATTTAAAAAGAAGAGACTGCACATTTGGCATTCTCCTAGTTACTCCAAAACCACGATTATGTTTCTTTATAGTTTTTCTTTTCTTGCTAACAGGCATAGCAAACCTCCTTAAAAATGATTTCAAAAAAAAAAAATAGGCGTATAGAGATTGCTCTCCGTGTTTAACCGTCTGGTATCGAACCCGATCTTATAGTGCCTACACAGTACCTATTACAAATAATTTTGTTTTCCTGAATACAGTGCGTGGATTTGAACCCGCGACCGTCCGTACGCATCTCGCTGTACGTATGCTCTACCATGCTGAGCTAACCATATTCATTCTCATTATACGCTATGTAATTTCTGCGAAAATAAAAAAAAGAAGAAGGAAATTATTTCCTTCTATGAATTCAAAATCTCCATTTGTCTAAGTCCAAGTTCCATCAACTCTTCCTTATTCTCATAGTCCATTGCAAATTCAATAGCTTTAGTTCTCATTTCCTCTTCTGATAATCCTAATAGATCGTTCATTTGTCTAAAAATGTCTTGCATATAGTTCCAACGTTTTACTCTAAAGTCTCGATGATGTTCGATTTTATGCGCGTACATATTTACCAATTCGTCTAACAAGTCATTAAATTTATTTAGTTTAGCTGGATCTTTAATTTGTTCCTTTGCTATATGTTCTAAATTCAATCTAGTAACGTCGTATTCGAATGATACCTCCATACACTTATATCCTCGAAATGCTTCTTTACAAGTAATTCGTTTTCCATAGTAATCTTTATACATAAATTTTGACATGATAATGTCCTCCTATAATTCTTATTTCATTATAGGGTGTGTAAAAAGTGCGAAAAAAGAGAGGGAATTAACCCTCGATGATTTTATAAAGATTTATAAAACGCAACAATTTCTTTGAATTCACCCTTACGTTCGTTTACGCGTGGTGTAATTTTATTTATATGTTGTGTGAAATAATCTTTAACTTCTTCATCGTTCCTAATTCCCTCTACAATATCCTTATTTACCTGTGATAGTCTTTCATGTGTTTCAAACATTTTTTGTGTTCTATCATATATTTCATCTTTAGAAATAGATTCAATAACGGCTTCTGCTTCTCGGCGAAGACGTTTGTAAAGTGATTTGGTGTATTCAATAATGTGTATGTTAGCTTTTGACGCGCCAACCACAAATTTATATTGATCATCCAACAGCTTTCCAAGTTCAACATCGTTTAGCATGTAAGCTAATTCAATCATATTTGTTTGATTTAGTGATAGTTCTTTAGTTTGTTTAGTCATGATAATGACCCTCCTATAATAAATATTCTTTCATTATAGGATTTGTAAATTATACGAAAAAAGAGGAGTATATGTAAATACTCCGAATGCTATTTGTATTCCATAATTTCCCAATACAATTGTTTAGCAATCCAGACACCTGCCCAGAATACTAAACCTGTGGTTAGAGAAATAGATGTAATAATAGTTGCTTTATTTATTTTATTTAACATAAGCACTTCCTCCTTTTCATTATGTTCCATGGAATTGTTGCGAATTAAAGTCAAAAAATCACTCCAGGGGAATTTTTAGAAATTCAAAAAAAAGACGGAGCCATGTAGACTCCGCGTTTTATTAATTCATATATTGAGATGCTTTTCTACGTATTTGTTCTGATCTACTGTCTTTAGCATCCGAAACTAACCTTAGACGGCCGGCTTTAGTATGATTAAAAGTCATAGCTCGTCCTCTTGATTTAGATGCCTGATCATACATCTCGGATAATACCGCACGATCTTTAGTAGCAGACATATGTTTTCGCATTGCTTTGAATTGAAGTTTATAACCTTTGGCCTGTCGATTTGTTACCATACCGGATTTCTTCAATTCTCTAACAAGACCTTTCATAGCCTTATATTGCGATGCTTCACTACGAACAATTGGACTACGACTCTTAATACCCCAACGCATTCCCTTAATCCCATAGTGTTCTATAACATCATTAAGGGATTGAATAGAAATATAGTTCATATATTACTTCCTATCTAGAATTTACCTCCAGCATTAACAAACGCCTTAGCGCGAGCAGCTTTAGCTTTGTTGATGTCATTCTTATAACGAGTGTTTAGACCAACATATGCATTAGCCAGTTTCTTCTGAGCCTCACCTTTACGAACTCGGTAGTCTTGACGAGATTCTCCGCCCTTTTTATTTCGTTTAG